TTTGGTACTGTCGTGCCAAGAGAACGAAACGATGACTCCGTGCCTGGATCTGGCATCGCGGCTGTCTGTGCTGCCCAGTTGGCGTTCGCCGTCGGCGTGCCGCCAAGGTAGTGCGGCGCCATCGCATTCAGAAGTCCCTGAAAATCGTTGTTGTTAACGTACTGTTGGTAGTTTGGCACCAGGCTGGTGATGCTTTTGTTGACCGCTGTGACGCCCTCCTGAACGGTATTGAACAGCATGGACGAGCCAGGCGCGCTTCCGTCGCTGGCGGCACTTGGGTACGCATGTGTTCCAGCAGGCCCAACGCCCATGAGGCCGAACATTGGTTCTGGCGCACCTTGTGACGGTAAAGGAAAGTCACTTTCGTGTGCGTTCAGTTTCGCGTACCAGGCGGCCGGTAAAATGCTACCAGTGATAGCGTTTTGAGGTCCGTTGGCTGTGCGTGATGCACCAGGAACCGCGCCGGGTGCTGGTATAGGTGGAATCACGTTCGGACTTGACGGAGAGAGTGATATTCCAGGTGTGCGCATGCTGGGTGGCACCCAGTCGGGCCAGTCGCTGTTCTTGGGTGTGTTCGACAGCAGTGGCATCATCACGGGATTGCCAGTCTGATTCGCCAGCGCAGCCAACCCTGGGGCGTTGAGCGAGCCAACGGTGAGCGTGGCGATCTGGACCTCGTTGTAGCGAATGACGCCGGAGTAGGTCATGTTGCCCGTGACGGTTCCAGCCTGGTCGGCACTCCCGCCGAAAACAGCAGCACCACGGTCCTGCGCCTGCCCGATGGCTGCCGATCCGTTGACCATGGTACCCGTGGACGTGACCGTTGGATCGTTGGCATAGGTTGCCTCAGAAGCCGGGATGCGGTACGACTGCTTCTCGATCGGCTTGGCATTTTTTTGCGTCAGGTACTTTGCCCAGTCGTCGTTCCACTGTTTCATGCCAGCAAGTCCACGTGGATAGTGCTCGCCATTCGGGCCATCGCCAGGCGTAAGCACGTCTACGCCACCCTCGGCGCTCTCCGTCGGTATTCCCTCGATTGTTTTGGCACCACCCGTAATGAGGCCCTTGCCGCCGGAAGCGGCCTTGCCAACGCCACTGGCAATCAGTCCGGCTGCGCCGCCGAGGATCTTGCCGCCGTATTTGATGCCGGCTGCGACGACCCCCACATCGACGGCAGTGTTGACGACACTGCCGCCTGGCATATGGTCGGCGATCCACTGCTGCACCTTGTTGATATTGACGAGGAGCGGATTGACGGTATCGGTCAGAAACTTGATCGACGGAGCCAGGGATGTCGTTAGCGTCTGGATCGAGCCGTTTAAGGTCTGCAGAGACTGGATCATCGCCTCGGAGTTGCTGGCGGGCACCTGCAGCCCGTTGCGACCGGCTGCGTCGATCTGCTGCTGGATGTACTGCTGTGTGCCGGACGGGTTGCGCTGGATATCGGCCGCCGAGACGCCCCTGAGCGCCTGCAGAGCAGTCGTACCGGCCTGATTCGTCGCGGACGGATTCTGCCCCAGAAACTCCTGCAGGCGACGAGTGATCTCGTCGGACGAGAGGTTGCCCTGAAACTGCTGCTCGTACATGGCGCCGGCAAGGTTGCCGCCGCCGCCAGCCGTACGCATACGGTCCTGCAGCGCCTGCTGGTCGAGCTGGTAGATGTCACCGCGTTCGCCCGTGCCGACCTTCTGGAAGGCGCCGGGGATCTTCGTCAGCGCCTGCGCCTGGGTCGCGGTGAGTCCAGCGGCGAGCACGCCCTGGGCCTGCAGGTCGGACATCGTGCCACGTCCGAGGAGATTGGCGACGTTGCTGAGGTCTCCAACGCCCTGCTCACGCTGGCGCATAATCGACAGCGGGTCGGTGGCTTCGCCACGTTGCTGCAGGGACTTGTAGGCAGCGAGGTAGGACGATGTCTGCTGATAGGTGCCCTGCGGCTGCGTGATCGCCTGGTTGATCTGGTTGACGATGCCGGAGACGGCCTGCCCGTTGGGCGGCATGCCAGGAACACTGGCAAGTCCAGTCGTCAGCGCGGCAATGCTGCGAGCGCGGCTGCCGCCCAGGTCGGCGGAGGCGGTGTTGGTCGAGATTTGCTGGCTAAGCTGCCCGATCGACTGGACAAGCTGCTGCGAGGCAACGCCCCAGCCGGAGGCGGAGAAAATCTGACCAACAAGCAGGCCCAGGTTCTCGGCGCCGATGCCCGTGCCGGGCTGACGCGCGGATCCGAGAACACCGGACTGAACGAACGGCGCCTCCATCTGCATGGCCTGGTCGGGCGAGACGCCGAGAACGCGGGCGACGGTGGCGGTGCTGCCGACGCGGGAGCGGAGGTCGGCGTCGTCCTTGAACTGTCCGGCAACCTTGGCGTGCGCCTCGGCGAGAGCAGCAGACTCGCTGTGCAGCAATCCAAGGCCCTGAGTGGCCTCGTACACGGAACGGACAAACTGCTGTGCGTCGCCGCCGTAGCTCGTGCGCGCCGTGCGTGACAGTCCGGCTTCGGTCTGCTGTTCTGTATAGAACTCGGCCCCGATGCCGGCGAGCGTGAGCGGGACACCAATCGCACCGGCGGCAAAGCCAAGGCCCTGGCGGACGGCACTCCGTCCGCGTCCGTTTCCACCCGTGCCCGCTCGCCGCTCGCGTGGGCCAATCGGTGGCATGCCTGGCGGGCGCATCCAGTCGTTGTACTGATTGCGTGCGCGTTCGCGTTCGAGATTTTCCGTGTTGCGGAGCTGGTAGTGCCGTGGGTCCGTGGGCTCATAGTCGGACGAAGTTGGAAGCTGTGGCCCAATCGGGAAACGATATTGATAGTTTGACGGCGGTGGTGGTGCCGGTTGCGGACCGATCGGCTGACGCCACGGCCACGACTGTGCCTTTGGTCCCTGTTGCGCCTGGATGCTGCCCAGAGCAGCGGCGCGCTGGTTGATGATGCCGCCAAGATAGGGCGCCCCGCCGGAGAACGGCGTTCCTTCGGTGGACAAGCCCATATCCGCCAGTTGCTGACGGCGGAGGAGCATGCTGGCAGCAAGCTGGTTCGATGGATCTGGGGTTGTCTGCGCCCGGATATTGTTGAGCGCGGCCGTCCGCTGGTTGAGCACACCCCCGAGGTAGGGAGTTCCACCGGAGAACGGTGTGCCCTCCATGGACATGCCCATGTCGTGCATTTGTTGCCGACGGAGGAGCATGTTCGCAGCGAACTGCTGGGATGCGTCTGGGGCGGCCTGCTGGTTTGACGCGATGGCGGCGGAGATGGATGGGCCGTTGCCGGCAATCTCCGCCCCGCCCGGGGTGCGGATCGTCGGCCCGCTTGCCGCGCGGCGCACTCCCTCGCCGTAGGCCGCGCCGTCACGCTCGCCCACCTGACGGGCCGCCTGGGGGTCGCCCTCGATCGATGCCTTGAACTTGAGGTAGGCGTTGAGTTCTTCAGCCACTGGGCGCCTCGGTACTGCCTGGGCTCGTGCTCAGGTCAACGTTCTTGATCCCGAGCGCCTCTGTGATGTCGTCCCAGGCAGCGTCGAACGCTTCGTCGCTCACGTCAGGGGCGTCAAAAGCTGCGAGCCTGTCCATACTCTCTACGACAGCCTCTTCGGACTCGAAGTCCTCTTCTGTGTGCCATGGGTCGTCAAGGGACTCTCCGCGAATGAGGTGGTTGTAGAGCTTGCGCGTCTCAAGGTCACGGTACATCTCGTACGTGGAGACAGACTCTAGTCGCGGATCGCCTAAAGGAAGGGTGTAAAGCTGCCGGTACTGATACTCGATCGTCTCGACGATCGAGCGTGCCTCAGCTCGCGCTCGCTGCCGGACTTCCCGATGCCGGAGATCGAAAGCTGTCGAGCCATTCGTTATACTCCGTGTAGAACGCCTGCCACTCCTTGTCGTTGGCAAGGTCGTAGCTGTGGTCGGTCCAGTCGAAGCCAAACGGCTTCGACGTTGCGGTCGTGTTGATCAGCGCCATCGTATGGGCGATCACCCATTCCGGCACGTTGATGCTCGCATCAGCGCCGATCATCGCGATCCGCTGCCGTGCGATGGTGACCTGGTCGATCATGCTCGGACGGCGCAGGACGAAATCGCCGATGCCGTCAATCGCAAACTTCTTCTCGTTAGCCATGTGTTCCGTTTCCCCTTCGTGTGCTTGTCTTCAGTATAGCACTAGACGATGGTGTTCATGCCATCTATCTGGGTACAGAAGAAGCTCGCACGCTCGACGACGATCTGATGCTTCTGGATCGTCACCTGGCCGTTGGCGAAGCTGCAGTTGTACCACTTCTTCAGGATATTGCCGCCCGTGGAGCTGCCGAGACTGTTGAGACTGTTGTTCGTCAGGCGCTGGTTCGGGATCTGGTAGGCCCCGCCCATGGCGACGATGTCGAAGATGAAGCCCTGCATCACCTGGTAGCCGTTCTCCCAGATGCCATTACCGTTGACGACACCGGAGCCCGAGCCCTGCGCACCCACTTGGTTGTCGGGCGCGCCGCCGGCCACGGTCTGGAGGCTGGAGTTGCGCAGCAGCATGCGGTCAACGGACAGGACGTAGCGGGCGAAGGTCGGGGCGTACTCGACGGCGTGAATGTCGCCGACGCCGGACAGCGCCTCGGGGTTGTAATCCTCGTTGGACGTGAGGTTCTGGATGTAACCGCACATCGTGTTGTTGATCGTGACCACGAGGATATTACCAGTGGTTGAGAGAGTCGAGGTGTTCGGGACGGCCATGGAGAGTCCTTAGCTTTGCTTACGGGGTGGGCGTGCCCGTGACGATAGTGCCGGTGAACGGCGTCAGGTGCGCCGTGATGCTGACGTAGTTGGCCGGAATCGCGATCGACGCTTGGAAGTCGATCTGGACGGTGTTCGCGGACGGCGTCGTGACCTGGATGTTCTTGTAGGCCGGTGCGCCGACGAGAATGCCGTCCGTGTGCGCGGACTTGAGCACGGAGTCCGTGATCGAGTAGGCGAGACTGAGCAGGTTGCCGCCGACCGAGCGACCGACGAGCGTATCATCGACGGCGCGGCGCAGGCGCTTGGACAGTTCGTCCGCCGCGCGGCGGACGGAGATTTCCGTGTTCAGGTAGTTGCTGTCCGCCGTCCAGGTCGAGAGGCTCTGGACGATGCGGAAGCCCGTGTTGGGGACGTTCTGGATCGGGCAGACACCGGAGAGCAGCAACAGGTCGATCTGCGCCGCCGAGAGGTTAACCTCAAGGCCCTGCAGGCTGATGTAGCGGTGCGTCAGTGCGTCGGCGACGCCACCGCCGCAGAACATGCCGGCCATCTGGGCCGCGACGTTGTAGGGCGGAATCGTGATCAGGCCGCCGGAGGCTGGATTGATCGGGTCGATGTCGCTGCCGCCTGGGTAGACGAGCATGATGCGGGGGTCGTGCAGGGACTGCGCGCGTGCCTGGACCTGGGCCACGGTCTCGCCGGAGGCGCCGCCGATGAGCGCGACGCGCTCGCCCTTGAACTGCGCCGTGGACGCCTGGTCAACGTGCGCTTCGAGTGCGGCATGGACGACGGGGTCGTACGAAGAGACGCAGACGATCGAGACATCGATCGGGAGCAGCGCGTTGAGGGCGTTACCCCAGTCGGAGTAGCTCGTGGACGAGAATCCGACGCCGTAGTCGGTGCCCTGGTGCGGCGAGCTGTCGCTGCCCAGGAAGACCCAGCCGGTCGTGTTATCTGGCGCCTTTCGCAGGAGGCCGGAAGAGGCCGCCGTGACGAAGCTACTCTGGTTGTTGAACCAGTCGAGGACGGCCTGGAAGTTGGCGTAGAACTGGGTAGCAGCCGCCGTGCTGGCGTTGACAACGTAGACGGCCGTGGCTGCACATTCGTCGAGGTAGGTGGACGGGTTGGACGCCTGTGCAGCGGTCACGCTGGCCGACCAGCCGCCGCCCCAGGAGTTGATCACGTTGACGACCGCCTGCAGCGTCTTGTAGACGGTCAGGTCGATTGTCTTTACCGTTGGCCCGCCGACAAGCAGAGTGACGGATGTCGTGAGCGTAGTACCGGCAATGGCGACGGTGGCGGCGGACGCTGCAGGTGTCGTGGCGTCGCGGAACTGGACCTGGATGGCATTGTAGGACACCTGCGCCTGGGCGTTAGTGAGATTGCCGTACTGGACCTGGATGTTCTTGCCGACGCCGCCCGTGCCCGTTGCGATGTTGACGGCCACGCCCTGGGTCTGCTTGCCGTAGTCCGTGGACGTGAGCGTCATCACGGCGGTGCCGCCGTTGTTCAGGGTTAAGAGCGACTGCGTGCCGGCGTTGGCGCGCACGGCGTAGACGAATGGCGCCCCCGGGATGTTGGCCGAAGGGCTGAAGGCGCGTTTGATCGAGTCAACCAGGGGGCCGGACCCGAGGGCGGCCACAGCCTGCTGGGGCGAGGAGAACAGCATCGGGGTGATCGGCTGTCCGCTCGTGCATTCGCCGACCAGCGCCATTGCGCCGGAACCACCGACCGTTACACCGGACAGCGCAGAGCTGTCAACCGTGACGACGGCCGTCGGTGCGATAAAGAGGGAATTGTTAATGATCTTGCCCAAGATTATTCGTCCTTGTGCTTAGTTCGCGAAGCGGGCAAGCTCGCGGATCAGGTCCGTCTCTTTGCCGAAGCTGCGGTCGTGCTGTTCGAGGGTGTAGAGGAAGGCGCCCATCAGCGGTGCGCCGTAGTCGTTCATGTGTCGCCGGGCGAACTCGACAATGGTCATGGTCTGCTCGCCGTGCTGCCGGTCAACCGTGATCGTCTCAGTGTCCGTAGCGACTTCGTCGATGGTGCTGGCATGGTCGTTCTTTGTCATACCGCTACGTCAACCTCAGCCTCTGCATGGCCCTCTGAGTCTTCGATAACCAGTTGAATCTCCTCCAGAAGCTGTCCAAGCACGACATCGGTGTAGTTGAGTTGGAACTTGTGGACGAGATGCACTTCGGTCCTAAATACATTATCGGCCCCGCCGCCAGGAGGGGAAAACTCTTGAGCAATCTCAGTTGGCCCGCGAATGATGCGCGCCTCCATGATGCCCTGGTTCTCCATGTAGATACGCCCAACTGTGAGCGTCCACATGACGGCGTAGCCGATGCAGTTACACAGTTGCTCGTTACTGGAGTAGATGAGCATGTGGTGCGTGGCAGTGAACTTGTTGCCGATTGTGAAGCTCAGGCCGACCTGTGGGTCAAGCACCGTGCCCTCATCGACGTTGGAACCGATCCACTGGTCGGATTCCTCGACCTCGCCAGGGATAATGCAGATGACCGGACTGGCCGGCACCTGTGACTGCCAGCCATCACGAATGACGAGCGGGTTGAGCGTGGAGTCGGCGAAGTAGAGTTTGAAGCGGTCGCGGACGTTTGCCGGCAGCTCGCCGACGAATTGGTCGATCGTGTCCGGTTGTTTCTGGAGGAGGTTCAGTCCGGCCTGGACGGTGTCCTTGATGATCGCTTCGGTAGCGGCCATCTAGACCACCGCGCTGGCGTTACCAACCGCCGTGAAGATGAGGTGGGGCGTAATCGCGTCGGTCGGCCCGGTCTTGTAGTAAAAGCGCACCATGCCGAACGGCGCGGTGTACTGTGTCAGGCCCGTACTGAGCGCACCGAGGTCCGTCCACAGGTAGTCACCTGCAGGGGCGCTGCCACCAAGGGGGGCGGCCACGCCGTTTACTGCCGGAGGATACATCGTTGCCTGCATGTGGACCTCGGCCGTACCGTCGCCGCCGTTGTCTGTTTGCACTTCGATAAGGCCGTAACCGCGCACGTCGTAGTAGTCGCTGTAGTTGGCCGTCGTGCTGCCGTTACCGGCCGTTATGCTTGAGACTGGCACGATGTTGATCCACGGGATCTGCTTGAGCAGCAGCCAGTTGATCAGGCTTGTCGTGTCGGCGATATTCTGTCCGCCGGCCGGCGTCGTCTGTCCTGGGAACATCGAACCGCCAAAAGAGATGACGTTTGGATTCATGGGTTAGTTGTTGTAGACCCGATACCAGAGTGCGCTGTTCCAGACGTAGAGGGCCGCGTGGGAGCCCGCGATCACGTCAGAGACGCCATCGGCGACGTTGCTCGTGCCGGCGGCAGCAAACGTGACGCTGTTGGCGGACGTATTGACGACGGCAATGACCTGCCCGTTGACCGTGCCGGCCTGCATAATGACGCCGGTAACGGCTCCAGCGGGGGCGACAAGGGCGGTGCCGAAGCCAGCCGTGTTGATCGTGCCAGCGGTGGCAACGATCTGTGACGTGCTCGGCGTGAGGTCGAGAGGCGCGGCGGCGAAGGTCGAGGCCCAGGCAGGAGCGGCGGCGCCGCCGGAGGCAAGCAACTGGCCGCTTGTCCCTGCTGCGAGCAGGGCGAGCGCGGTTGCGGTTGAGTAGGGCAGCGCACCGGCCGCTGGCGAGAGTGCGGCGCCTGTGCCGCCGTTTGCCACCGAGACGGGCGAGAGCTGGGCGACGTTTGGGTCGTAGACGGCGAGGATGTCCACACGCGGCGTGGTTCCAGCGTTCCCGCCGGAGGCTGCGTGGTTGAACTCGACGCGGACGAGGCTGTAGCCGCCGAGGATCTCCAGGGGCACGTCGGGTGTCGCACCGACCGTATCGGCCGTCGGCGCCCAGATTTTGTGCCAGGTGGTGGTCGTCTCTTCCAGGGCGGTCGTGGCCCAGACGTAGACGGTGGCGTCGTTGACGTTCTTTACGTCGAGGCGCAGCTTGTTGCGCCCGCGTACGTCGAAGCTGGGGCTGTAGTTGGCAGCGCCGGCGGGGACGCCCGCGATCACGTTTTCGTTTACCCATGGGATTGCGAGCGCCGCCAGACGACCGCTCCAGCCGAGGCTGCCGGGGTCTGTCGGGAGGGTCGTCTGGCTGACGATCGTCATGATTTCGCTTTCTTGGGAGAGGGCGCGGCGCCGGGCTCGTCCGAAGGGGGAGACTCCTCCGGCGCCGCTACTGGAGCATCGACGACGTAGAGGGCCTGGCCCGTACGGACGAGGATCTCGGCGATGTCGTCAGGGAGTACCACTTCACCCGTGGTCAGGTCGGCGGTGTAGCAGGGCGTGTTAGCTGGCTTCTGCCCGCCGAGGGCCGCCCAGGCCATCAGGTCAAAGACGACCAGGGCGTTCTCTTCGCCGACAACACAGGCGACCGTGCAGCCGTTGGCTCGAACTTTCACTTTTTCCCCTTCTTGGACTTCTTCTTGGCGTAGCGCATCGGAGCCCTCCTGGCTCTAGGTGCCAGCGACGAGGCGGCCGACGTTCTTGACGATGAAGTGACGCTGCGGCGCCTTGACGATCAGGGTGTGGTAGAGCAGCAGGAAGAACTGGATCGTCGTGTTGGTCACGGCGAGCGGGAACTTGATCAGCGGCGACATCTGCGGCACGGCCACGTCCTCGACGTTGGGGCGGATGAGGACCAGCAGGCCAGAGCCCGGCACGATCTGGTTGCGATCGATGTAGGTCGTGGTGCCTGCGCCGGAATCCGGCACATCGGCGATCCAGCGGGCGTTGACGCCGTTGGCGTCGCTGGCAGTCGTGCCGCCGTTGGTGCGGTAGATGCGGTAGTAGTTGGCGGACGTGACCTGCGTGATCGTGACGGTGATCTTGTCACCGGAGACGCTCGTGATCGAGCCGGCGTCCACCTTGCCGAGGGACTCGCCAGCGTCGTTGCAGGCGCTGACGACGTAGTGGTAGACGACCGAACCAGGCAGGAGCGAGGTTGCATCGACGCCGTTGGCCATCGTCGGGGCCACGGGCGTTGCCGGCGCACCGGCGTCGGCCGTCTGCAGAGCGGTGATCTCGTTCGCGGCCAGGAAGGGCCGGTTGGAGCGGACGCGCTCGGCGAGGAAGATCGACGGTTCGTAGCGGATGAAGCCGTAGTTGGTCATAAACCCGTTCATCGGGATGCCGTCCACGACGCCGCCGGCCTGGCCGTCGAGCAGGTGACGCTGGGTCGGGTTGGCGCTGGTGGTCGTGCCGGTGCCGAGACGGATCTTCGACAGGTCGGAGAGGATACCCGGGGAGAGGAAGCAGTCGTACTCGTCGAGGGAGCCGATGTAGGCGTTGGTGTACAGCTTCTCGGCGATCTCCTCCAGGGTGTCGAAGGAGAGGGCGGAGCCCTGCAGGTCCATGACGTTGGAGGGAGCGACGGTGCCGGAGCCGGTGCCTAGAGCACCCATCTGCTGCATGAACCCGTCGTAGTTGTTCAGGTTCGCGTCGTCAGACGGAAGCGAGGCCAGGCCCCAGATGATGTTGCGTTCCAGCTTCTCCAGCAGCTCCATCGTCCGGTTGCGGTTTTCCTCCTCGACCGGGTTGAGCTGCGTGCCGCCGAGCATGCCCGTGGTCAGCAACTGGTGGGTAACCCCACCGAGCACGCCGAGCCACTTGACGGTTCCGTTCTTGCGCTGCCAGGAGGCCGTCCCGCCCTTGGGTCCGCCGCCCTCGGTAAAGCCAGCCATCGAGCGTCCGCCACCGTAGGTGACGCGAACGTTGTACTCGAAGAACTGCTGGATCGACGGGACGCGCGGGAAGGCGTTGAACAGCTTGAGATGGCGGTTCGTGAACAGGACGCTGGTCAGGGTCGCGTCGAGGTTCTGCAGGCGCAGGTTCGTCGCGTCCTCGGCCGCGCCGCCGCCGGAAATGACGCCGGCCGTGGTCATGGCCTTGTTCAGCTCACGCTGAATCCCCTGGACGACATCGTCGCCCGTGTACTCGGAGCCCGTGTCACGCAGCAGGGCGTCGAAAGATTTGACAAGTCGGTTGCTAGGCATGTGGACGGTGCTCCGTGTGGTGGGCGATTAGCGGTGGTCGGTGATGTACGTCTTGATGTCGCTCGGGAGGCCGCTCCAGAACTCATCGACGTGCATCGTGTTGAAGTGCATCGAAAGGTTGTCGTACATCATCGGCGACATCTTGCCGTCGTTGACGGCGGACATCATGCCGTCGTTGATCATCGACTTGGTCATACGCTCGGGCGCGTGTCCGGTCGGCGTCTTAGACGCTCCGCCGGGGGCGAAGATGCCGATGCCGGCCATCGGCGAGCGGACGGAGGTCTGCTCGCCGGCCTTGGTGAGGTCTTCATTGGCCGGCGTCTCGGGTTGGGCCGTGGGCGGTGCGATCTGGCTCGTGACGAGGGCGTAGCTGGCGTCGCCGAGGCTCTTGGTCATGCTCTCCATGCGGTCCAGGCGGCCGGTGATCTCGCCGAGCTGGTTCGCGAGACGGTCGAAGCTCTTAGCGAAGGCGTCCGTCAGACGGGTGAGCGCGGGCGAAGCGTCGAGCGCCTCGACGAGGTTGCCGTCGGCGTCAAGTTCGGCGAGGGCCTTGAAGACCTCCTCGGACTCCGTGACGGCGCCGCGTGTGCCGGAGACGAGTGTGCCGGCCGCGTTGCTCTGGGAACCAGGGTGGCGGCTACGCTCACGGGCGGACATGATCCGCTCCCGCGCCCCAGACTCGACACCGCGTTCGTCCGGCGTACTGACCCCGCCCGAGCCCGTGGGGCCGGACTGGTCGTACTGGTTGCGGCCGAAGGCGTGCTGCTCGGGGGCCTGCCGGTTGTCCGGTGTGCCGGGGTGGCCGATGATCTCGGTCGTGCTGCCACCGGCGTCGGCAACGGGTGTCGGCGCGGACGCCTTGTGCAGGTCAAACGCCTTGGTCATGTTCTCGTAGGCAAGGTTGAGCAGTTCCTGCGCGGTCGGCGTGCTGGTCTGAGGGGCTTCGTTGTCGGGCATGGTTTCCTCGTCGTTACCGGATGTTGCGGTGAAGCATGAGTAGATAGTCGTTGGCGTCTTGTTCGCGCCAGCCGACACACTTGCAGAGATGATCGAGCATACTGTCGCGACCGCGTGTATACTCGGTGCCGTTGTGATGGTTCATGGCACAGGAAGTCATGCCAAGGGTCATGCGCACCATTTGCTTGACACCCGGCGCTGTCGTGTCGTTGTTGCGCGCCAGCAGTGACTTGGCAAACGTCGTCAGACACTCAAAGCTCTGACAGTCGCTTGGTGTGATGTCGGCGTAGTCAGCGCCCAGGCTCTTTGCCATGGACGCGAGTGTCGATGCGTTGACCGGCTCGTGTGTGATCGCGGCGTGACGCACGTATGACTTTGCTAGAACGTTGCCACGCCTGGCGGTAATGCCGCCCTGGACAGAGTAACCAAGTGTACGGCGATGTCCGCCCTTGGCGAGCGTTTTCATCAGGTTCCAGGTCGCGTCTGCCTGCGTAACGCCCTTGTAGAGGACGCCCTTGACGGCGACGCAGTGCTCGTGTCCGGTCTGTCCTGGCTTCAGCGTGTAGAAATCAACGTCGCCGAGCACGGTTACCCGCGCTTCGGTTGGCTCACCGATCACGTTTTCAGGACCAGGGCGGTGGTTCCAGTTGAAGAAGCCTTTGCTCAGGAAGTAGGACATATCCATCTGTTCCTGCAGCGCGTACTCGCCATCCTGGTCGCGCTCGTCCGTTGAGAGAACGCCGCGATGGCGGTAGGACGTGTCATCCTCATCCTCTGGCAATGCCTTCATCATCGGCATGTACAGGGCGAGAGGGGTATCACCAGGACTGCAGAAACCTTCCATCACTGTTACCGTAGCGAATGCTATTATGGTGATGCAAAAAGCATGGCAACGGAGGAAAACAGTGGCAAACGACGAAACGACAGGTGCGATCGAGCGGACAGATCGGGGGGAAGATGAGCCGTATGTCATCTTGCGTCAGAAATACTACGGCTTGCTCGAAGATCACGGGGATCTACACGACAGCTACGATCGGATGGAGGATGAACTGAGTGCGCTTGAAGGGAAATACGACGCGCTCGTGGACATGATCGAGACCTTCGTCACCGATCTGCGCGAACTAGGCGCGTTGTAAGAGGGCCGTGGAATGAATGGCACGCTGTCACGCCGAACGCAGGCGAGCCCCGCCGATCGCTTCTGGGAGAAGGTCGAAAAGACCGATACGTGCTGGCTCTGGACTGGGGCGATCTTGCGTGACGGCTACGGGCAATTTAGCGCACTTGCATATGGATATCGCACGATTCGTGCGCATCGTTTCGCATGGGAGTTGGTAAACGGACCGATCCCAGCCGGACTGTTCGTGCTGCACCACTGTGACGTTCGCAACTGCGTTCATGTCTCGACCGATCCAGAAGCGTCGCATCTCTTTCTCGGGACTCAGAATGATAACGTGCATGACATGATCGCGAAGGGAAGGCAGTGCTACAAAGGCGGGTTTGGCGAGAGACACGGACGTGCGAAGCTGACCGACGATATAGTGCGATTGGTCCTGTGGCGTCTTGCTCGCGGCGACACGCAGAGAAGTATCGCGTTGGACGTTGGAGTCACACACGGCGTGATTGGTCGCATCGGACGACATGAGCGGTGGAAACACGTCGTCTCATAAATGCTCCTGTATTCATACAGTGGCAACCAGCAGCGTGGTCACGTCCGTTGTAAACGCCAGCGCGAGATAACGTCCTGAAGGACGGCATCGACGATATGGTTCGGGAGACGCGGTGGGATGACCCAGCTCTGTGGGTCGGACCTGGACGAGACTGTGCGGAAGGTAACGAGGCCGCTGGACCCGCTGCTGAGCCCAGAGAGATGGCCGAACTTCTGCGCGTAGTTGCTGCGGCTCGTGCGTCGTCCGAAGTTCATGTGTGAGCGCGGCGACTGAGCATGCGCCTTCTTCTCGGCGGCAAAGACGGGAGCGAACGCCTGCTGGCGTCCCTGGATGCGTTTGTTGATCAGGAAGTGAAAGCGCTGCGGGATCGTGCCACCGCGTCCCAGGGACTGCTGGAGCGGAACGATCGCGTAGGGTTGGCCCTGCTTGTCGCGATGCTTGGCGTTCTTGAGCAGGATCGGCTTCATGTCGATCTGCCGGTGTCCAGCCTCGATCCGCCTGGCGATGATCTGCGCCTCGGCGTTCGTGACCGGGACCTGGACACCGTTTGGTGTCAGGCGCGGCGTACCGATTGCGTCGCGGTAGCGTGTTGACGTGAGCGGTGACGACATACCTGGCAGGCGCTGCCCGTCTACGGCCTTACGCCATGTGTCCGCGATATCGTCGCCGATCGCACGCCGGATGGCGGCGTACTGCGCGGAGGACTCGTAGCCGCGCTCGATCGTGGCGCGCAGCTTGCCGGCGTCAATGATTGCCGGCTGACTGCGAACGGTAACCGTAGTCACGGTTGGTTGTCTTTGGCGGTGATGAACTCTGCCGGCGGCGCCATGTCCACGCGCCAGTAGCGCAGCGGCTGCCATTCTGGGCCAGGGAGCATATGCACACCCATGCGACCGCGATGGTGTAGAGGGCACAAAGGCTCAAGATTGTCAGGCCCCTGGATATACTGTCGAAAGGCATCGTCGTCGGCGAGGTGGAGTCCGAAGAACTGGTTGAACTGTTCCAGGTCCACGCCGCTCTGCAGGGAGTCTTCCACGCGGCTGTGGTGCAGCTCTATCGGACCAGGGTAGGTGCAGCCCTTGAGCGCGCAGACGAGCAGCCCGAGTTTTGCCATGCGGTCCCGCGTCGCGTTGAAGATGTGGTAGTAAGGGTCACTTTCGCGCGCCTCGTGCTCAGGCACGTGTAAGAGCAGATGCAGCGTGAGCTTCTGGTCGTGGGCGTCGGTCATTTAGAACATGCTGCCGGAGAATGGGGTGCCAAGGGTTTGCCCTAATTGCATAAGGTGGCGCTTGCGAGCCAGGACGCGGCGCCCGAGGTCGGTGCCGCGCTCGTAGCGCACGTCAGGGACCTCGACGACGACGTACTCTTGGATGGCGCGGTACTTGACCGAGACGATCGTGCCGGGAGGAATGCTTTGATTGAGCCAGGTGATCTCATGCCCGACGAGGGCATAGTCTACGTTCGCGACATACGGAAGAACGGCGTTGCCGTCCACCGAGAAGATTTGCTCGATCGCTTTTGGCGCGTAGGTGAGGAAATTGACGTTGGCGCGCTGACCGGCGGTGTTGAACTCAGGAACGGTGATACGCTCACCCTCGAATGGTTCACCGTGTTCCCAGGCGCCTAGCTGCACCGTGTCCCACTGGCCCAGGATGTGCGTGTCGCGCGGCAGCGGTGAGATGAGAATGTCGCCTGGCTCCGTGGGGCCGACCTCGCCCTGTACCCAGCGGGCGGAGAAGCGCGAGACGACGGCGCGGGCGACGTAGCGCTGCGCCAGCAGGGGGATGTGCCCGCTGCCGCGACAGAGCGCGTGCAGGATGTCGGCCTGGTTCGTCTCCAGCGTACAGGGACAGAGCGCGGCCGGGGTGACCGTGATCTTCTCGGCGATCTTGTGCATCAGGTTGAACTGACGGTGCCAGTTGAAGCGGCTGTCCCAGGGCACTACGGTTCCCTCTGTTCTGATTGATGGCTGTCCGTGGTCTGCCCGGTTGACCTGACAAGGTCGGCATAACGCGCAAGGAGCATCGCGTAACGTTCCTGGATCGCGATAGTGTCTATGGACATTGCGGCAAGCTGCGTTGTGAGATCAAGGTTCTCACGGTGCCGTATTTCAATCTCGATCAGTGACTCTTTGACGGTGGCACGCAGGTCGCGCACTTCGTTCACGAGCGACTCATATGTGACAAGATCGGTAGCGTCATTATGTTTGGCGCGCGCGCGCTTGATACCAACGATTAACGTGGCTAACGGGCCAACAGCACCAAGGATAGCAGAAACGACGGCCTGGTTCACACGCATATGCCTATAGCTCTACAATACCGCTTTGATGGATGCAAGGCGCTTGCGATAGATAAAAAACGTCTCGGAAATATCGACACAGTTACGCGCACTACCGAGAGCGAGGGCGAGCATAATGCCTGTACCGAGCGAAGCCTGTGTAATTGAGACTGAGATGCCACAGAGAAATAACCACCATGCAAGGGTTAGCATTGCAGCAAGTAGGCGGTGCCCATGGCCACGTTTGTTCATCATGTCGATCATGGAATAGACACGGAT